CGCGTTTTTGGTGGGTTTGGCTAGTGATGCGTCCGCGCCCAAGCAACGACAACTAGATGCCGTCGCCGTTGGCGTCGTATCGGATGCCAATTGGATGACACGATGATCGTCGAGCGCGCCTGCTTCTTCGTCGTCGCCCGCAGCATGGGTCGATCGACACCGATGCTGTACTGGGACGAGCTGCCGATGTCGCCGATCCGCAACCTCGAATATGTGCTGCGGCTCGACGTGCTGCCGAACGGCGTCGCCCTGGTGAACGCCTCGCTGAAGCAGCTCTTCGCCACCTACCTGACGCTGAAGGCGCGCGGCGAGCTGCCGCCGAGATGGGAACCGCCGAAGCCAGTGGCGGCCGCCGTTCCCACGTGAAACATCTCGCAAGCCTGGTGGACGGGCCGACGCCAGAACGCGCGCAGCACAATCGGGTGACGCGCGACCAGCAGACCGTCGCCGACGCCGCCGGCAACATCGGCCTGCCATACCGGACCGAGGGGCTGCTCGGCCGTCTCGAACGGCAGGGCGATATCAGTCACCGCGAACGTGCTGCCGGCGATGAGTTCGGCCGGCTCTTCAATCTCGCGCATCTCGACCCGCTGCGCGCCGCCGACATGACCCAACCGCAGCGTCCGCAATCCAGCGGCGGCCATGTCAGCGAACGCGCTAAGCACCAGGTCTACGTCGCCCTCAATGCGCTCGGCGGCCAAGGATCGATCAGCGGCTGCTGCGCCTGGTTCGTTCTCGGCGTCGAGCTCTCGGTCAATCAATGGGCGTTGCGCCAAGGGATTCGGCGCGAGGTGGCTAAAGGCACGTTGCTGGCCACGCTCAGCGTGCTCGCCGGGCATTTCGGCAAATAACGCTTGACAAACCCTGCCGCATCAATGATTGCAATTGTTTCAGGTTCGAGGTTTGTGCCTCGAACCCGCTGACACAACCCATATCTGGTTTTGCCATAAACCCCGTCGAATCCCCCGGCGGGGTTTTTGCGTGGAGCCAAGGAGCCGAAGATGATCGATCTCGATACACCCGATCCGGCCCCGCAAGAACCCGGCGAAACACCGCATCCGCACGAAGAGCCGAACCACGACGAGCCTGGCGACGGCGACCACGACGACGAGGGCGATACCGAAGCCGCGTAGCCATGCCGACCCGACCATCCATCCACCGATCGCCGCATAGCAAGCCATCGCCTTGGCACCACCCACGCGGCAAGGAGAGCGCAGCGTCCCGTGGCTATGGCAAGGAGTGGTTCGCCATCCGTGCTCGGGTGCTGGCTGACGAACCCTTCTGTCGGTACTGCCTCGCGGAGGGTAGGCGCACCAGGTCAACCACGGTTGACCATGTCAAGCCGAAGTATCAAGGCGGCACCGATAGCAGAGCCAACCTCTGCGGTTGCTGCGATCAACATCAGCGATCGAAGGCGTCAAGAGAAGGCTCAGACGCGCGGCGGAGTTCCTTGGCCGCCGCGAAGTAACGTCGGCGGGGGGGGGAGGACCCAAAACCTGGAGGGGCCCGGCCAGCTACCGCGCCATGATCGTTTTTTTATCACCGCGAAAATCGTGTTAATTTTTGGAGAAAGGCCGGATGCGAGGTCGAAAGCCTAAGCCGACCCACCTGAAGCTCGTGACCGGCAATCCCGGCAAGCGTCCGCTCAACCAGAACGAGCCACAGCCGGCGCGGAAGCTGCCGAGCCCGCCGGCGGTGCTTTATCCCGAGGCAAAGCGCGAATGGAACCGCGTTGCCACGGAACTGCATAGTCTCGGGCTGTTGACACGCCTCGATCGCGCTGCGCTGGCCGCTTACTGCCAATCCTATGGGCGCTGGGTAATCGCCGAGCGGGCGATTGCTGAGATGGCGAAAGCCGATCCGCTGACTCATGGGTTGATCAAGCCAACCAAAGGCGGAGGCGTCCCGAACGCGATGGTTCGGACTGCCAGCCACGCGATGACGGAAATGGTGCGTTATGCCGGTGAATTTGGGATGACGCCATCCGCGCGGAGCCGGTTGAGCAGCGCACCGGGCGGCGATAAGACCAACATCTTTTCCGAGTTTGGCTGATGGCGCGCGGCCGGGCGATGGAGCACCCCCATGTTGCTCTCGCCGAGGCCTATGCCGCCGATGTTCGCTCGGGTCGTCGGCCGGCGTGCCAATGGGAACGGCTCGCGGTTGATCGGTGGGTCCGCGACCGCGATGGCGAGTCCGCCGGGCCGTACCGCTTCGAGCCGCTGACGGCCGAGCGGGTGTGCCGGTTCATCGAGCGTCTGCCGCACACCAAGGGCGCCTGGGCGGCGCGGCGCGAGACCATCCGGCTCGAAGGCTGGCAGTGCTTTGTGCTCGTCAACGCTTACGGCTGGCTGCGGAAATCAGATAGCAAGCGGCGCTTCCGTGAGGTGGTGACCATCGTCCCGCGGAAGAACGGCAAGAGCATCCTGTCGGCCGGCGTCGGGCTGTACATGCTCTGCGCCGATGGCGAGCACGGGGCGGAAATCTACTCGGGCGCCGGGACCGAGAAACAGGCGTGGGAGGTGTTCCGGCCGGCGCGGCAGATGGCGGAAGGGCGACCGGACCTGCGCCAGCATTTCGGGATTGCGGTCAACTCGTCGAACATCAACATCGTCGGCAACGGGTCGCGCTTCGAGCCGATGATCGGCAAGCCGGGCGACGGCGCGATGCCGAGCTGCGCGATCATCGACGAGTACCACGAGCACGACAGCGCCGATCAATACGACACGATGTTGACCGGCCAAGGCGCGCGCGAGCAGCCGCTGATGTGGGTGATCTCGACCGCCGGCGACAACCTGGCGGGGCCGTGCTTCGACAAGATCCTGACGTGCCGCAAGATCCTCGAAGGCGTCATCGAGGACGACGAGAAGTTCTTCATCGAGTACACGGTCGACACGCAACCCTATTCTCTTACACTCCATCCGGAAGATGCGTTAGCGCGACTGGATCACATATGCGACCGCGGCGGATGTGTGACGCCCACCCAGATAAGCCGGCTGTGGGGCGAGGTATGTGCCGACCTTGCTATAACCGCTGGCGGCAAGAGAACGCGCTCAAAAAATGCCAGCGACATCCCGACAGGGGTGCGCTTGCGCGCGGACTATGCCGAACCTGTTACGAGCAAGCCTTACTCGACGAAGATCCGGAGCGGAAGGCCCGCTCAATCGCCAAGCGGCTCGAATGGGATCGAAAAAATCCCGACCGAAAGCGAGCTGCGGGGCAACGGTGGCGAGCCAAACCAGAAGCGAGACATTGGATCATCTCTCACCGGCGGTTCGTCGATTACGGAGTTTCAGCAGAGGAATATCGAGAGTGGTGCGAACAACAGGATGGCAAATGCGCCATCTGCGGTAGCGTGCCAAAATCTCTATGCGTCGATCACTGCCACGGCACAGGAACTATTCGGGGATTGCTCTGCCGACAATGCAATTCGGCAATCGGCCTTTTCGGCGATACTGAGGAAAGTTTACAACGCGCACTCGACTACCTGCGCGGTCCGCCGTTGCGAACTCCTTAATGATGGGAGTTTGCGCCAGCTAATTCCAGAAGACGACTGGACGGCGCCCGAAGCGATCGCCAAGGCGAACCCGAACCTCGATGTCTCGGTGTCGGCCGAGTTCCTCCTCGCCCGCCAGCGGGAAGCGGTGCGCAACACGCGCGAGCAGGGCCGGTTCAAGACCAAGCATTTGAACTTATGGGTGAACGCGAGGGCCGCCTATTTCAACATGCAGAGCTGGGCCGGCTGCCATGCCGAGCTGCGGCTCGAAGACTTCGAGGGGCAGCGCTGCAAGATCGCGCTAGACCTGGCGTCGAAGCAGGACATCGCTGCGATGCAGATCCTGTTCGACCTCGGCGACGGTTCCTTCGCGACCTTCGGGCGATACTACCTCCCCGAGGATGTGGTCGAGGAGCCGGGCAAGGACCACTACCGCGGCTGGGCGCTGGCCGACCCGCCAAAGCTGATCCTGACGCAAGGCAACATGATCGACTTCGGGCGGATCGAGGAGGACATCGACGACATCAGGCGGAAGTACACCGTCGAGGAGATCACCTTCGACCCGGCGCAGGCGACCATGCTGATGACCCGGCTGATGGCGAAGGGCGCCAACGTCTCGGAGTTCCAGCAGACCGCGGCCAATTTCACCGAGCCGATGAAGCAGGTCGCAGCGCTGATCGATGCCGGCCGGCTCAAGCACAATTGCGACGCCAACGACCCGATGACCTGGATGATGAGCAACGTCACCGCGCGGCTCGACGGCAAGGACCAGGTCTTCCCGCGCAAGGAGCGGCCCGAGAACAAGATCGACGGGCCGGTCGCGCTGATCATGACCATGCGGCTGGCGATGATCGAAGTGCCGCCCGTCAACATCGCGACGCTGATCGCCTGAACTCATAGGTGCTGTGATGACCGACCGGCGCTTGAAAGTGAAAGCGGCGCCGCCGCCGAATGGCGACCCGCTCGAATTTATCATGTCCGACGACAGCGTCGACCGGATGGGCGACATCATCGAGGTGGACGGCTGGCTGCTCGACAACTTCCGCAAAAACCCGATCGCGCTGTTCGGGCACAACCCCAGCTTCCCGATCGGCAAGTGGAGCGAGGTCGGCGTCCGCGGCAACCAGTTGATCGGCCGGTTGCAGTTGATGGACCCGGTTTCCGACCGGATGCGCGAGGTTCACGCCGCGGTCGACGCCGGTGTCCTGCGCGCCGTCTCGGTCGGTTTTCATCCGACGCCCGGCAAGTATGAGCCGATCGAAGGCTCAAAGGTCGGCGGGCTCCGCTTCAGCGAACAGGAGCTCGTCGAGTGCTCGCTCGTAAGCGTCCCGGCAAACCCTAACGCCCTCGCTTTGGCGAAGGCGCTCGGTATCTCTCCGCAAGGACAGCGATTGATCTTCGGCGTGCCTGCCGATGGCGATCAAGAGCTGCGCCGACGCGGCTTTCATGGCGTGTCCGCCTCACAAGTCCCGCGAAAGCCTCAAGCCATGAACCAACTCAGCGATCGAATCCAAACAGCTCAGGCCGAGCTCGTCGGCCTACAGGATCAATTGGTGGGAACCGAGGATCTGACCCAGACGGCAGATCTCACCCAACGCATCGAGGAGATCAAGGACCAGATCTCGATCTATAGCAGGGCCGAGCGGGCGCTCGGCAGTGAGAGCGAGGCGATCACCGTCCCGGCCTCGCGCACGACCGTGCTGCCGCCCGGCTCGACACTCCCGGCGGCGGGGCCGAAGACCTGGGCAATGCCGAAAAAGCAGGAAGAGCCCGGCTATCTGTTCATCCGCCATTGCGTGGTACGGGCGCTGGCGCACATCACGAAGAAGCCCGAAGACCAGATCCTCGCCGAGCACTACGGGGATCGTGGCGACTTCGAGGTCACCAAGACCGTGCATGATTGGTACAAGCGCGCCGCCACCGCTCCCGCCACGACGACGACGACAGGATGGGCCGCCGAACTCGCGCAGATCCAATACGGCGAGTTCTTCGATATCCTGATGCCGGAAGGCATCTATCGTCCGCTGGCGGCGAAGGGCTTCCGCGCGACCCTCGGGCGATATGCGACGCTGTCGATGCCGACCCGATCGGCGACGCCGACCGTGGCCGGATCGTTCGTCGGCGAAGGGGCTCCGATCCCGGTTCGCCAAGCGGCATTCCTGCCGGTCACCATCGGCCTCAAGAAAATGGCGATCATCTGTTCCTACACGCGGGAACTGGCCGAGCACTCGACGCCGCAAATCGAGGGGCTACTCCGCAAGCTGATTAGCGAAGACACCGAAGTCGCGGTCGACACGACGTTAATCGACAACGTTGCGTCTTCGGCGATCCGGCCCGCCGGGTTGCGCAATGGCGTCTCTGGCCTGACGGCGACGGCCGGTGGCGGCTTTGCCGCCCTTCTCGGCGACATCAAGCAACTGGTCGGCGTCCTGTCGGCGGCCAATGCGTTGCGGGTGCCGGTCTGGATCATGAACCCGCAGCAGGCGATCTCGATCTCGCTGACGATCAATTCCGGTGGGTTCTTCCCGTTCAAAGCGGAAATCGATAGCGGAATGCTGCAAGGCTATCCGGTCATCACGTCGAATACGGTGCCGCTGGGCACCGTGATCATCCTCAATGCCGACGATTTTATGTCGGTGACTGGGGATGATCCCCGATTTGACGTGTCGGACCAGGCCACGCTGCACTTTGAGGATACGACCCCGTTGCAGATCGGCACCGCCGGCAGCCCGCCGACCGTCGCGGCGCCCGTCCGCAGCTTGTTCCAAACCGACAGCCTCGCGCTGCGGATGATCCTACCGATGAACTGGGCGATGCGCCGGACCGGCGTGGTCGCGTGGCTTTCGAGCGTCACTTGGTAGCACGACGGTACACATGGCGCATTCCGGCGCAGTGGTTGCTGCGCCGGATCGTCACCAAACAGGAGCACGCTGATGACGACCGAAGACCAGTACCGCGCCGACCAGAAGGTTCGCGCAGAGCTGACCGAGCAGACGCTGAAAGTGACGAGCCAAAGCCAGCCGACGCCAACGCAGGAGGAAAACGACCTGCTCCGGCTCGGGCTGATGCACCCCGACGAAAAGGTAAACCCTGACAATCCGGAGATGCCGTCGCTGGCGGTCCAGCAGGCGATGGTCGAGAAGGCGCAGCCGGCGGCTAGTCATCAGCCGGTACGTCCTGGCGGCGGTGCACCGGCCGCGGGCGCTCCGACCAATCGCGACGTGCCGCATCTCCAGGGGAATGGCACCGTGGGCGAAACGCTGACTTGCACTAAGGGCAACTGGAACGGCGAGCCGACCAGCTACGCCTACGCGTGGAAGAGCAACACCGCGGCGGTGGGCGGCACCGGAGATACCTACACGGTGGCCGAGAGCGATGTGGGCCACAGCATCACTTGCGTCGTAACGGCGACCAATGCCGCCGGCTCAACAACGGCGCCACCGTCGAACGCCGTCGCGGTCAACGGAGCGAGTCGCGGGGCGGCCCGGCGGTAACGCTCGGTGGCGCAATCCACGGCCCTGGAGCGGGTACGAAGCGCGGCGAGCCGCATCTTCCGGCCGCGCCTCAAGGAAACCATCGGCGGCGGCTGGCGGCTGCCGCTCGGTGGCGGCTTTATTCCCGCCACTTGGCCGACGAACTGGTGGCAATCCGGGCATAACCCGCTGCCCTATGGCGGCTCCGCGGTGGTCTACGCCTGCCGGTCGGCCTATTCCCAAACGATCGCGATGTGCCCGCCCGCGCATTGGCAGAGCGACGGCAAGGGCGGCCGCGAGCGGGTCAAGACCTCGGCGCTGTCGCGCGTCCTGCGGCGCCCTAACACCTATCAGTCGCCCTCGGATTTTTTTCTCTACTTGACCGATTGCCTCTATGGCGAGGGCGCGGCCTTCGGGCTGGCGCTGCGCAATGCACGCTTTGAAATCACCGAAATTCATCTGATGAACCCGCGGCATTGCTGGCCGCGCGTCGCCCAGAACGGCGAGGTTTTTTATACGCTCGCCGGCAACCATGTCGTCGAGCGCTTATTCGCCGACAACCCGGTCTTCCTCGAAAGCGTGCCGGCGCGCGATGTCTTGCATGTCCGCCTTCCCGACCAGCGCTACCCGCTGCGCGGCATCCCGCCGCTGGAATCGGCACTGCTCGAACTCGGGGTCTCGGGGGCGATGATGGCGCAGGCACTGGCCTACGCCAGCAACCAGGGGCGGCCGAGCGGCGTCCTGCAAACCGACGCGAGCTTTCACGCAAACCCCGAGGCGGTGCGGCAGCTCCGCGCGTCGTGGAACGAGCAGACGCAAGGCGTCAACGTCGGCGGTACGCCGATCCTGACGGACGGGCTAAAGTGGGCGCCGGCCGTGATGAACAGCCGCGACGCGCAGCTTGCCGAGATGCTGCAAATCTCCGACCAGCGCATCGCCACCGCGTACCGCGTACCGCTGCCGCTGTTGAGCTTGATGAACAGCCAGGGCCCGCAGGCGTCGACCGAAAGCCTGATGGCGTTCTGGGTCTCGACTGGCCTCGGCTTCGCCGCCAATCACATCGAAGACGCCTTCGGGCGGCTCTTCGCGCTCGCCGGCTGGCCGGACGATTACCTCGAGCTCGACCTCGAAGCGCTGTTGCGGGCGAACTTCAAGGATCGCATCGCGGCTTTGGCCCAAGGCGTTCAGGGCGGCATCTTCTCGCCCAACGAGGCACGCGCGAAAGAAGACCTGCCGGCGATGCCGTTTGGCGACGAGCCTCGCGTCCAGCAGCAGGTCGTCCCGCTCAGCGCGTGGGCCAAGGCGCCGCCGGCGACACCCGCACCCAACGCGCCGCCCGCCGCGCCACCGGCGGACGGTTCCGCCGACGATGGGAGTGGCGATGCCGTCGATCAATCCAAGGCCCTCGCCGCTCGGTTCCGACGCCGCGCAGCAGCCAATGACGACCACAATCTCGCCGCTTGAGGCGCTCGCCGACGAGCTCGGCGACTTCGCTGCGCGCATCGAGCGCGACCTGAAGCTATCGGTCGGCGCCATGCTCGCCGAGGTTCGGGAAGAGATGTCCGCACTGCGGGCCAGCCGCGCCGAAACCGAGCTGCGCCTCGATCGCGCCGTCGCGGCAAAGCTCGCCGAGTTGCAGGACGGGCCGCCAGGGCCCGCTGGTGAGCGCGGGGAGAGGGGAGAAGCGGGGGAGGCTATCGAAGGGCCGCCGGGCGTCCAGGGCATTCCTGGGCCGCCTGGCGCGCCCGGAGAGGTTGGCGACCGAGGGGAGTGTGGGCCGATCGGCGAAACCGGGCCCGTCGGGACCGCCGGACCACCCGGCGAAGCGGGTCCGCCGGGCAAGTTCATGCCACCGAATGCGTGGGCGAAGGGCATCCACTACGAGTGCGCGCTGGTCACACACCGCGGCTCGACCTGGTGCGCAGCTCGGGATACCGCCGAGGAGCCGCCGCACGATGATTGGATTGTCGTCGCGGCCTGCGGCGAGGTTCCCTACGTCGGCGAGGTTTGCGGACTTTTTGACCCGAAAGGTGCGTATCGGAAGCTCGACCTCGTCACGTTCAACGGTTCGGAATGGCGGGCGAAGCGGGATAACCCGGGCCCGCTGCCGGGCGATGGGTGGCAATTGGCGGGGCAGGCCGGCAGCCGCGGCAAGTCTGGCGACCGCGGCGAGCGCGGCGACCGCGGCCCGGCCGGACCGTCGGGCCCATCAATCATCGATTGGGCGATGAAGGGCTATCAGGCGGTGCCGATCATGAGCGACGGCAGCCTCGGGCCAGCGCTCGATCTGCGCGAAGTGTTCGAGCTCTATCATGCCGAGCGGGTGTGATGCCGACCAATCCGCGCTACCAGCTCAGCCGCGTGATCGTGCCGGCGACGAGCCTCGCGCTGGTAAGCCTCGACCAGGCCAAGGTCGCGCTCGGCATCGACCCGGCGGATACCTCCAAGGACGCCCTCGTCCAGCAGTACATCGATCAGATATCGGCGGCGATCGACAACTACTGCGGCCGCACTTTTGCCCGGCAGACCTATCGAGATCAGAACCGCTACGTCTGCAACTGGCTCAATCCCGGCGACCCGCTGCTGACGCGGCAATGGCCGATCCCGCTCGATGATGGTGGCGTGCCGGTGCTGACGGTCACCGAGCAAGGGACCGTGGTCGATCCGGCGCAGTGGGAGGTCGACACGGAGACGGGCTCGCTCTATCGGCTCGACGCCTCGGCGATGATGTACCCGTGGACCAGCAACCTGATCGTGCTGGACTACGATGCCGGCTACGACGTGATCCCGGCAGACGTGCAAGGCGCGGCCCTCCAATACCTCTCGCAGCAATGGTTCACCGACATCCGTGACCCGACCTTGCGGAGCGAGACGATCCCCGATGTCATCAGCCAGACCTATGCGGACCCGTCGGCCGGCGGCGCGACCGCTGTCCCGCTTGGCGTGCGCGACTGGCTGACGCCCTATCGCCGGTGGTTTGTATGAGTCCGCAGGAGATGATCGCCAGCCTCGACGCTGCGCTTGCCCGCTACGGCCAGATGGTGACGCTCCAGCGCACCGCGATCGACGCGTCGAGCGGCGCCATTACCATCAGCGAAGAGGTGACCTGTGCCGCCAAGGTGCGCCCGTTTGGGCCGCAGGATCTGGACGCCGGCGAGGTGCAGGACATCCAGGTCGTTTTGAGCCCGACCGGGATCGGCGCTTTCGGCATTCCCAACCGCGACGACCGCATCCTGATCGGCAGCAATCCCAGCAACGCCGAGCAGATCGCGCCGCTCTACTACGGCGGCCAGCTCGTCCGCGTGAACCTGCTCTGTCGAGGATAGCGCCATGCTGGTCGTGCAAATCCTGTTCTGGGTGCTCTTGATCATCTGGGCGGTGCTCGGGCCGCCGTGGGGCGCGTGGGGCGACCGCACGCCGGCATGGTCGGGACACCTCGTCCAGATCATCCTGTTCGTCTGCCTCGGCCTGGCGGTGTTCAGCGGCGGGTTCCTGTTGGTGCGATGACCGACCAACGCGAGGCGATCCTGTCGCGGCTGGTGGCGGTGTGCGGCGAGGTCGAGGGCATCAACGCGGTCGGCCGCAACACGCTCGACGTTTCCGAGATGCTGCGGCCCGCGGTGATCGTGCTCGACGGCTCGGAACAGATCGTCACGGCAGCGCTGACCGACTACCGGGCGCCGACCGTGACCAAGCGGCAGATTATGCAACTCGTGCCGCAGATCATCATCGCCCTGCGCGGCAACACCGGCGCCGAGGGCGGCACGCTGCTGACGCTTTACCGCAACCGGGTGCTGTCGGGCATCCTCAACGACGCGGCGCTGCAAGCCAGCGTCACCAGCAACGGCGGCATCCGCTATACCGGCTGCGTGGTGCCGCCGCCCGACGCCGAGGGGCGAGAGTTCCGCATCGACCTCAACCTCACATTCACCTACACCTTCAACTTGGACGAGCTGCAATGATCGATTTCAAGATCAAGTTCGACGATACCAAGGTCAAGCTGATGCTCGACCAGTTCCCGGCAAAGCTCCAAGCCAACATTGTGCGCCGGCTTGAGCCCGTCATGGCCGAGGCACAAGCCAAAGTGCGCGCCGGCGAGCCGCACCGCACCGGGCGGCTGCAAGCGGAGACGAAGCGCTTTGTCGACGAGCACGAGAACTGGGTTCGCGGCCGGGTGCGCATCCTTGGTCCCGGAGGCCGCGGCCACAACGTCGCCGCCGCCGCCCTCGAATACGGCTCGCACAAGAGTATCCCGGTAAAGGGCTACCGCCGCGGCGGCACCCCGGTCGCGGCCTATCGCCGACGCACCAACATCGCCGAACAGCGGTTCCTGCGCAACGCGGCCGAGGTAATGCGCCCGAAGGCGAGCGCCGAATTGCAGGCGGCCATTGCCGACACCATCGCCGACGCCAACAAATGAATTAGAGGAGAACCTACGATGCAAGGAGCCTCACCCCGCGTCGCGACGCCCGGCACGTTCAACGTCTTCGGCGCCGACCAGATCCTCGCCAAGGTGAAGTTTACCGGCGCCAACGCGATCGGCCCGCAGATCGAGATGGAACTGACCAATGTAATGTTCAGACCGGGGAACCCGGTCGGTCTCATTCAGGATGAATGGGGCCAGTTACACTTGACCGGCGAGGTGCTGGCCGACGAGACCGGCATCTTTGGCACCGTGACCCACCCCGACACGACACTCGTGTCGCCGCTGACAGACATGTACTACCTCGGCAAGGGTGTCGTCGAAATTCAGCTTGCGTCGGATACCGGCGGCACCTACCGCGATGTCGGCAATGCCCCAACCTTCGAGTTCGTGCCGGCGGTGACGACCTTGCCGCACTATTCCTCACGGCACGGCGTCAGGGTGAAGGATCTCGAAATCATCCACGAGAAGGCCGCGAGCCTCAACGTCATTCTCGACGAGTTCACGTACGATAATTTATTGCTCGTCTTCCTCGGCGTGCCCACGGTTCCGTAATGCCGGTTAGCTTTCTCGATCTGTCTCCGAAGCCTCCAGTTCAGAGCCTGACGATCGACACCGCCAACCACGGGCCGCAGGAAGTCGAGTTTAAGGGCGTTTCCTTGCGCGATCTGGCGGCGCTTTCGGAGCGCTTCCCGGCTTTCGCTAAGATGCTCGATGGGGGTATCGGATCAGTCGTTGATGACCCGTTGGCGATCAGCGCGTTGATTGCCGCATCGCTCGGTCATTGCAACGATCGCGCAGTGGAAGATCACGTCGCCGGCTTCCCCTCGGCTGACATCATCCGCATCGCACTGGCGGTTGTGCGCCTGACCTTCCCGCAGAGTGCCGCGGACCCTTTAGCCGAGGGGGGCGGCAACGGTTCAGACGCCGGCGCGTCGGGTCGGACCTTGCCTTTACCATCGAGCAGTTGATCGCATGGCAGCATCCGCCCGATGCCGTTTGGAGCTACACGCCGCGGCAGGCCGACGCTTTCGCGCAGCTGGGGTATGCCCGCCACCGGGCCGAGATGAGCGAGCGGCTGATGATCGCGGCGATGGGCTCGCAGTGGGACGGCAAAGCGATCGAGAAGCAACTCCGCAAGTGGGACGAGGGCTGACCCGTGCCTAACAATCTCGACTTCGACATCATCGCCAAAACGGACAAAGCTCGCGCGGAACTGACGCTGCTCCAGGCCGAACTTAAAAAAACCACCGCCGAACTGAAGAAGGCCGGCGAGGCCGGCGACAAGACCCGCGTGACCGCGCTTTCCTCCGCTTACAACACGCTGCAACGCGAGATCATCCAGACCAGCCGAGCCGTTACCCAGCAAAACCGGGCACTGGTCGGTCACGGGCTGGCCGCCGCAGGGGCCGCGCGTGGGCTGCACGCGCTCGCCGGCGCTCACAAAGAAGCCGGCGAGGCGAGCCGGGTCAACGTCCGCGAGATCAGCAAAATATCGAAAGAGCTGGGGTCGCTCGAACTTAGCGGCTTTGGCGTCGCCAAGATGTTCAAGGAATTCCCCAAGATCGCCGTTCCGGTTGCGATTGGTGCGGGCGTCCTCGCTGCGGCCAGAAAACTCGCAAGCGCGACCTATACCAACGTCACCGCGCTTGACGATCTTTCGAAGTCCAGCGGTTTCGCCGGCCAACAGATCATCGCACTCGAGCATGTTTTTGCGCGGGCGGATGTCGGCGGTACTGAACTGCAAAAGGTGCTCCTCTCCGTCGGAGAGTCCTTCGATAAGGCCAAAATCAAAGCCGGCGACCTCGGCTCCCTAATGTACGGCGTCCAGACATTTCGAGGTCCGGCGGGCGCCGCGGGCGCCGCTGGGTATGGGCCTGGCAGCCGCGCAACGCAGTCAACCACGCCAGGGCTCAGCGATTACGAGCCGCCGGCGCCGAAAGGTGTTGGGCCCGGGGTTGGCGCTTTCCAGCAAGGCGTCGCGGTTATGCGCGGCGGGCAGGGGCTTGGCATCGATCCGTCAAAGGGCTTCGCCGGCCTTGTCGACCCCAACCAGTTCAGGACCGTTGGAGAATTCTTCACCGCCGCCAGGAAGGCTTTGCTGAACATCAACCAATTTTCGCCGTTGCTGGCGCGGGAAATCGTCCGCGGACAGGGACTTGAGCCAGTAGCAACACTGCGCGGGCTTAGCGCGGCCGGATCGAGCGAGGAGGACTTGTTCCGTATCCAACAAGAGGCTCTCCGCGACCCGCGTCTCCGCGAGGGGCTGCTTCCAACGGCGAGAAGATTCGGCGCCGGGGCAGAACAACTCGGCGAGTCGAAGGAACGGCTTGAGACCGAATCTGGCATCGGCCCGATGACGGGGGCTGCCAGGGACATGGAAACGATAAATACCGCACTTAGTACGACCAGCGAGACAATCAAGACTATTCGCGAGAACACGCAAGGCTGGATTGATGATCTGAAAAAAGCGGCCGCCGCTATCGATTCGATAAATTCAGTGAAAGCCGGGTCGCAAGAGGGACAGGTGATCCCGCTCGCGCCAGGTGGCGGATCGCAGGAAGGGCAGGTGATCCCTCTCGCGCCGGCGGGCGGCATGGCGTCCGGCGGCTATGTGCGCGGCCCCGGCACCGGCACCAGCGACAGCATCCTCGCACGGCTTTCGGCCGGCGAGTTCGTGGTGAATGCCGCCAGGGTACGCCAAGTCGGGCTCGGCTTCCTTCGGCGGCTGAACGGCTTCGCCGATGGCGGCCTCGTGCCGTCGATGGCCTTCGCTTCGGGCGGCTTGGTGCCGTCTGCCGCGGGCGGCCGCGCAGTGCATCTGCACATCGGTTCGGGCTCGTTCCCGTTGTCGGGCAGCGGCAGCGTCGTCGATGCGCTGGTCAGCGCAGCGCACTCGCAGCAGATCCGCTCGGCCGGCGTCAAGCCGTCGTGGTTCGCGGCGCGGCCTGGCGGCTAAAATGCCGGCGCCCTATTTCATCACCGCGCTCGACATCCGCTTCGACTTGTCGGCCGCGGCCCCGGGCATCAACCCGTGGTCGGCGCGCGGGCTACATGGCACGCTGCGGCCGATCCCGATGGCGACCGGTAGCGACAAGCTGGCACGCACCGTCAATGGCAGCCTGATCGACATTTCCGCGCCGCAGATGCGCAAGTACCAGCTCGATGTCAGCGGAAGCGACCAGGCGCCGCCCGCGCTTGACGGCTTGTGGGTCGGCATGATGGTCAACGTCGCCTCGCACGTCGAGCTGGCCTATCTGACCACCACGGGTTTTGCAGGGCGCCCAGCCGTTCCCGGCAGCGTCCGCACCGAGGACGACTTCACCTATTACTGTCCGCAATTCACCATGCTGGTCGTCGACTTGCAGATCGAGCGCGCGGAGTGGGATGCCCAGGTCACCTGGTCGCTCACGCTGGAGGAAGTCTAGTTGCCGGGCCCGATCTATTTTGCCTGGACCGGCGGCGCGATCGAGGAGCAGCTCACCCTCGTCACCAACGGCACGACGCACGGTGTCTTGTTCGAGCTGGCGACGATTGTCGGCGACACCAACCCCGGCATCGCTCAGGTCATCAATGTCGCCAGTACCGACAACCTCCAGCAGGACGCCGGCTATCACATCACCGGGCCGGGCCTCGACGCCTATTTTATTTACGACAACGCCACCACCCTGAGCGGCCTGCCGAATTCGCTCAATCTGACCTCAGCGCCGACATCGGGAGAGAGGTCGGGGGATTTCACAACGACCAAAGCCGTGCCGATCGGGACCGTGCTCGGCACCGTGAGCCACGGCAGCAGCATAGTGGCGTTGGATGCCGGCGATTTGCCGGCCGGGATCTACGGCATTCAGGGAACGGGCGTCGGCGAGACCAACGTTCCGATCGGCACCACCGATGGCACATCACACACCACCGGCGGCGGGATAACGCTGATCGGCAGCGCCTATCTCAACTATGACGGCAGCGGGCACGGCACGATGTACATCATCGCCGCGACCCCGCACACAAGCACGCGCATCGGCGATTTGCCGCCACACCTGCTCGAAACGTTTACGACGTACAGCATCGCGCCTCAACCGGTGAGAGCCACGACCTCGGGCGAATTCCCGATGGTGATCAGCGGCTTTCCCGCCGAAGATCCGAAGAGCATCACCGCAATCCCGTCCAGCGCGTTGATGAGCCTGACGCCGGGCCTCGTCTATAACATCACCGGCAATGGCATCGCTGTCGGCGCGACGTTTGTCGCACCCAGCAGCGGCAGCTCGATCGAACTCGACCTGAACGCCACCGCGTCGGAGATCAATTCAATTCTGACCATCACCGGGCCGCGCACGCCGACCGCGCCCTTTGATCCGGCTGTCCATAACCGTTTCGACGAAGAGATCATCAGCTTTGACATCAGCCAAGACGAGGGCAGCTTCGCGACGCTGACAGTTCAGCTCAAAAATCCCGCCGTCGGCCTTTTGGCGCTGGGCAGGTATCTCTGGTGCTGGCTGAGCTATGACCAGGCGTGGAACCCCGCCGGAAATACGCCGGATCTCGTCCCGCTGTTTAACGGGCGCCTAATCGGGGTGCCAAAGCTGCAGGCCGGCGAGATCGTCGAGCTTCAGTTCCTTGCCCGCCCGGACGACTTCAACGCCCAAAAACAGTCGTGGGCAACCTCGCTGCAAGTGCCGCCCTATTACGATCCCGTCTGGATCGCACGGCCGCCCAATCCCGACACGGTGCTAGAGGCCTATTCCGCGCTGTGGCACATCGACCGCGTGAGCCTCGGGGTGTCGATCAGCGATATTCTCGACGGCGAGGACGGCATCATCGATGTCGGTGAGGACATCTCTTTATATAACAATTTCAGTCTGTCCTATGGCCAGCCGCCTCTAGTCTCGACGATGGTGACCGGCACGGTGACCTGGGCGCAGCAGGCCGAAGGCAGGATCGACATCACTCAGCCGATCCTCGATGCGTTTAAGGACCAGGGCTCATATTACAAATGGGTCTTTCCCGTTACCTATTGGGGAACCGGCGGCGGCGGTCTCATTCAGACGCTCTCCGGCAATGGTCTCAAATCGGATTGGCCAAAGCCGGGAACAAGCATCGGCGGCGGCTGGTCGCTAAGCACGCTGCTCGACGGTGACGGCATCCCGCTGTGCTACATCATCGACGCCGTCATGGACGGCCAGGTCAGCTACAACGTCACGTACGAAGCACAGACGCCGCCAGCGAGCCAGGCGGGGAGCACGACAGAACAAAGCAACGTCAATATATTTCTCCAGCCGACCAGCACCTTCGTCGCGCGTTTTCCGATGAACGTCTACAAGATTCGGATGGTGCTTGAGTACAGGGCAAATCGCAAACGCACGGAAGTCTTGACGGCGGTAGTAACCGCGGGGGTTCAGCGCGAGCTATCCGATTCCGCCGAGAGCGACCACGAAACCATCAGCCTCAGTTCCGACTTTATCGATAAGGCCGTCGATCCCGACGGCAGCATACCGATCGGCAACGTCGGCTATCGCTCGTATTTCCAGACCGCCAGGGGCAACGTCTCGTTCGAGTACCTGCTGCTCGCGGCCAGGGCAAAGATGCGTGCCAGGGCGCGGGCCGTCGATATCACCTTCGCTGTCCCCTGGCGGCAGGCTCTGCCGATCACGCTGCGGCACAACGTCCAGATCAGCGATCGTCGCCTCCCGGGCGGCGGTGCTCTCGGCAAGGTCAAAAGCTACAAGCTCAGTTGCGCGACCGGCGGCATCATGCTCGGGGAGTTCACCATCGGCTGCGCCATCGGCACCGGCGATCCGATCGCGCCACAAGCCGGGGTAAACTCATATGTCGAAGATGCCTATGTCGACCCCGGTTACCAGACGGTGACCGGGGCGCAGATCACGCTGAGTGAAACGGCAGACCTCGCCTATCAGACGCTCGACGACTTCGCCGTCATCGATGACGGCCTGGATCTCACGCGCCCGGTCGCAGCGCAGGCGGTGAACGAATGCGTCGTCACCAACCTTTTTACCGAGCAATTGCCGGCGCTGTTGGCTTACTCGCAATCGACCACACCGACGAACGGCAACCCGCTCAAACTCATGGAGACCATGAAGACCACCGTTACGCTCGACCTGAAGCCGGTCCAGGGTTCTGAATTTTCAACGGCCTTCTTTCCCGCGGTGACGCCGCTGGTGTTGCCAAAGACGATCGACCTGTCCGCCCCTACTCCGGGAGAATTGACCCATGCCTGACGGTTTTGAATACATCGTCCGCCCCTATCAGTCGCCGAACGCGAACGGCACAACGATCATCCCATCGACGCCGGCCATCAGCGCGCAGCGGGCAACCCTGACCTGGGGTTCGACGGCTCAGATGCCGTTACCTGAAATTGCTAATGTCAGCGTTGCCTGTTGCACCGAGGCGCTAAAGGAACAGTCACGCCTTGTCCAGGCGATCCGAATTTATCAGGACGGCGACCCGAACAGCACAAGTTACGTGGACATAGCGCGACCGCAGCAGATGACCCTCCAGAAAAAAGACACGACGCAATGCCTGCCCGACGATTTTGATCAAATCTCCTATGTGGCAGCGTCGCTAACCGTGTTCGACGAAGAAATGAACGCACTTTTTGCGCCCTTCGATTCGACCGACCAGCACTGCAAGGCATCGTGGACGTTCACGCACGGGGTTACGCCGCCGTGACAATAACCTGGACGCCCGGTCTCCCCAAGCCATCCTCATTTCGCGGCGACCCGCCGGATTACATCGAGTCGCCGGTGGAGCAGATCGTCGATATTCATTGGGGCGGCCTTGCGGTGCACTTCGGCGCCAAGGACGGGCCGCCGAAGCCAAAGCCGCCGCCGTCATCACTGCCGCTGCCGGGCGGATGAGCTACCTGCAATTGGACAACGGCATCGATGACTTTTTGAAGGCGGTAATCTCGCTGTGGTTTCGCGTGCCGCAAGCGTCGATCGATGCGGTGGTGCCCAATGAGGATGAGCCGTTCATCTTTCCTGGCGTGATCCCGCTGATCACCTGGGGAAAGCCGCAGGTTAAGATCAACTATGAGCCGGTGCGCCAGGATGTCGCCGTCTATCATTTCACCGTGCCCGGCACCGCGCCGCCGGTTTACGACACCCCGACCTATGAGGACACCGGGTCGGACCCGGTTGATCCGTCTTATATCGGCCTTTCCTGCAACGACGCCACAGTGCAACTCGTCTTCAACATCCAGATGGCGGATCACGCGCCTTTGGCTTACGCGAGGATCAACCGCAGTCAGGTGGACTTCTACAACATTGTCGATTCGCCGCCATCGACCGCACCGGGCAGCGGCTGGGTGCAAGAAGCGGGAGCGAGCGTCTATAGCAGGGCGACAATCGTCGACACTTCCTATATCTACAACGCCCAGCCGGAAGACTTCCAGGTGCTGACGCAACCCTTGCTCGCGTCAAACCACTGGCACCATTTGCTGCTGTCGTTTGATCTCACCGGGCCAGTGGCTGTCGGCCAGCCCAACGCCACCAGCGCCGCGCAATTGTGGTACGCGATCGACGATGTCGATTACCGCGGCGCCAGCAATCTGCAACCTTATCGGGATGTCGGCGACGGCCTCGGCGACAATGCGATCCTGACCGCGAACATCTATACTGTTTCCGGCGGCACCTCGGCGCCATCACTCTATGAGAACATCTATATTCCGGCCGCCAGCGGCACCTATCAGCCGGTGCCGGTGCCCGCCAAAGAGGCCGAGCTCGGCGTTCCGGCCTCGACGCTCTACAAGGACTTCATCTACCCGGTTGAGATGGCCGAGCTGCAATTCTTCACCGGCGTCACCTTGGACACCGGCGAGGAGACGAACCGGCGCGCCTTCATCACCAAGGCCGGTGCACCCGCGCCGCCTGGAAAGCGGGTGATCCCGCCGCCACCGCCGCCACCGATCCCGGTGCCGCCGCCACCGCCGCCCGGGCCGGATGATCTGTTGGGCAAGTCGCCCGAGATCCTCCTGCACGGCAGCGGCAACTGGATCACCGGCAAGAACACCGGAAAGGTGATAAAGCTCAACGAGATCGGCAAACCGACGGCGGTGCCTGCCGAGCAGCTCAAGCCGACCGGATCGATCGTCAGCTATTCGCCGGACCCCAGTCTGCACGGCGCGCAATCACCGCCGCCACCGCGACCGCCTTTGGGATAGGCCAGCATGGACCCGATCGTCTTCAGAACCCTCGGCCCCTGGGGCGCCGGCAAGGGCGCCAACCTGGCGCCCGGCGAGGTCGACAGCAACTTCTGGGCGCTGGCGCAGGCGATCTTTGATCTGCAAAACGATCCTGCGGTTCCGAACGGCATCGCGGCGATCACGGTCTCCGGCACCCAGATGACCATCACTCTGATGGACGGGACGGTCATGGGTCCGTTCACGTTGCCGGTGCTGACCTTCCGCTGGCGCGACGAGTGGTTACCGGCGACGATCTACGCCGCGCTCGACGTCGTCAAGGTGACGAACGTCGGCATCTATATGGTGCAGATCGGGCATACCAGCGGCGCGACATTCGACCCGAACCTGCTGATCGACGGGTTGCCAGCGTTTCTGTGGTTGTTCGGCTCGGCAGATGCCAGCCTGGGTTCGCTGCCTGATGTGCTGCTGACCGATCTGCAAGACCAGGACTTCCTGCACTGGGTCGCGGCCGACGCCCGATGGGAAAACATCGCGCTCGCGGTTGGCCTCATCGCGATCAGTTCGCCGCAGCCGTTCGACACGCTCAGCTACAGCACCAGCTCGGGAAAGTTTGAGAACCACCGCCCGAAATACGTCATCGGCGCTTACGTGCCGGGGACGATGACCGCGTCACAGAATCTGCTGTTTCATAAGTTCAGCAAGGGCGTCACGCTGCCGGCGAACCTCGGCGCTTGGCTCGGCCACACCAGCGAGGCGGGCGCAGCGGTCGCGGCCACGGCATCGACCGTGATCACGCTCGCGCAGGCTGTCGCGGGCGCTCCGACGACATTCGCCAGCGTGGCGACAATCACCTTCGCCGCGGGCTCGGTCACCGGCTCGATGTCCGTCCAGGCGGCGATCAGCTTCGCGCAGGGCGACGTCCTGCGCATACGCGGCCCCGCCTCTCCCGACTCGACCTTCGCCGACCTCCATTTGACCCTTGTAGGACAAGAGACATGAGCGGGTTCACCGATCGCACGTCGCAAGGCATTCTCAACCACATCGTCGGCAAGACCGCGCTTTACACGCTGCCGACGTGCTACGTCGGGCTGTTCCTGACCGTTGGGACCGACGCCGGCACTGGGTTCAGCGAACCTACGGTCGGTGCTTATGCGCGGGTAGCAACCGCGGCGGCCGACTGGGCTGCGGCCTCCGGGTCGGCACCGTCGCAGATCAGCAACGCGAACACGCTGACCTTTCCCACCGCCACCGCCGACTGGGGCAGCATCATCGGCTTCGGTCTTTATGACGCCGCCAGCACCGGCAACCTTCTCGCCTGGGATTTCTTCGGTGCCTACAACTGGCTGCCGGCGACCGTCAACGCCGCCTCGCCGGCGGTCATCACCGCCAAGGCGCACGGCTATTCGGTCGCCGACCTGGTCGAATGGTCGATCGAGTACGGCGGCACCAACCCGACATTCTCCGCCAGCAACTTCACCGGCGTGCTCGCGGTGACCACGGCAGCCACCGATACCTTCACCGTCAGCAACGCCTCGGTCGCGGTCAATACCTCGGCCAGCGGCGGCGGAATGGTGCGCAAAATCCTGCCGCAGTCGATCACGAACGGCTCATCGGCCGCATTCCCGGCGGGGTCGCTGATTATCCGGTCGTCGTAAGGAGGCCGTTTTGCCTGATTGGTATGCGAGCAGCGCAGCTTACGCGGCGATCACGGCGTTCGTGGCGAGCCACGCCTACAGCATTGGCGACCTGGTCAAGCCGACCGTGCCAGCGCTTAAAGCGCAATGGGTATTCCGCTGCACGACAGCGGGCACCAGCAGCACCGAGCCGACCTGGCCGACTGCCAACAACAGCACCATCGCCACCGGCGGGGCGACCTTCGCGAACGTGACCGGCCAGAGCACCTATGGCTGGGGCGCGGCGGCGGGCGACTTGCCGACGCTGCTGGGCGCGGTGGGCACCAACCGCTTCGCCGCCGGCGACCGCATGTTTGTGTCGAGCGACCATGCCGAGACGCAGACGGCGAATACAACTTATGGGGCCACAACCGGGTCGAGCTACACATCCGGCCAGGTGCTCAGCGTCAATCGCGCCGGGAGTGTGCCACCTGCCGCTGCTGACCTGACACCCGGCGCCACCTGTACAGTCAGCGGCGTGACGACCCTTAGTTTAGACGCTTTATTCCCGATCTATCATTACGGATTGAACTTCATAAGCACGGGCACTTCCGGCGGCATAGGGTTTAGCACCGGCACCACCAGTAATAAAACGCATTACTTTGATACGTGTCAGTTTTATATCAATAACGCAGCAGCAAGTGCCGCCAGGATACAGGCGACAGCCAGTTGCAGCGTAGTTTTGAATAATACCACTGTCAGATTTACGCACATCAACCAGGCTATAACCATCAGCGGCGGGGGAAATGTTGATTTCACATGGTTGAACACGCCGAGCGCGATTGCTGCTGGCAGCACAGTACCGACAAATTTGTTCACGCTTGGATCAACTCAGCCGATGAACGGAACCATTCGAGGTGTCGATCTTAGCGCGTCGACCACAACGCTTGTCGGTCCTGGGGCCGCACTTCCCGGCATGAAATTTTTATTCGACAGTTGCCGGATTGCCAGCGGCGTCACACGGTACAGCACGACCGGCGTCGTGAACACGCGCGATGTGGTTGAGCTAATCAATTGCTACGACGGCACCAACATCATCAATGAAAGCTACCAACCGGCCGGCGCGCTTACGACCGAGCGCACGATCACCTTGAGCGGCGGGGCGACCGACGATGTCGGTGTTTTCGCGCACAAGCTGGTCAGCAACACGAACATCGACAAATACGTTAACCCGCTTCTCGGCTTCTGGATGGACGTAGAGAACACGGTGGTCGGGTCGAGCAAGACCGCGACCGTGGAGATCATCTCCAGCCTGACGCTCAACAACGACGACATCTCGCTCCTGATCGAATACCAGGGCACGTCGGGGTCGTCGGTCGCCAGCTTTGTGAATACCTTGCCAACCAACGCGCTGACCACCAACGCCGCCGTGACGACCTCGACCGCGACGTGGAACAGCTCGCCGGCGACGCCGCAGAAGCAGAAACTCGTCGTCACCTTTACCCCGCAGGTCGCCGGCCGTGTCCGCGGTCAGGTGCGGCTCGGCCGGGCCTCGACCACGGTCTACCTAAATCCGCTAATCACGATCGCCTGATATGGCGACGGGCGTCCTATCCGGTTCCAGGGCGGGCGCTGGCTCTGCGGTAGCCACATCACACACCGGCACATTTCACATCGTCGGCGTTGGCGTCTCCACGACGCCGGTGACGCCTATCAGTCTCGGCGCCTCGCTCCGCGCTTCGTCTCAAGCCGCGGCCGCGCTAAGCGTTACGCTTCCACCGCCTTTGTCGCTGGCCTATGTCGTCAGCGCATCCCGGCCAGGCGCTGGCTCGACGGTCGCGTCTCCGCCACGGGTTGGCTCGCTATGGGATGCCGGCGCGAGCATTTGGGACTCGGGCTCAAGTCCGTGGGACCGAACCGTCTCGATCGCCTATCACGTTCCGGGAATCGGCATCCTCGCGCGGCCGCTTCCGGGGGTTCCACAAGTAACCCTCGGCGCCACGCTCACCGCGACCAGCCAGGCAAGGGCGGCAGTGCCCGGCCTGCGCATCACGCTCACCGGGCAGATCGGCGCTACTTCCAGGGCATCGTTGCGGTTCCCGAGCACGATAGCGCTGGCAGGGCGGATCACCGCGCAGGCGAAGGTGCAGCTCGTGACGGCATCGACCCATCCGGTTATGCAGGGCGCCATCCGCGGGACGAGCAGCGGCAGGGCCAGTGCGGTCATTACGGCGCCCAGCACGCGGCCGAGGCAGACCGAGATCTCGATCATCACATAGGAGAGCGATCCGATGGCATCCGCGATCGACGCCACCAAGCCGGTTGCCGGCAGTCCGACCACCCAGAGCGTCCGGGATAATTTCGCCACGGCGGCGGCAGAGATCACTGCGCTGCAAACTGCGCCCAACCAGACGATCACGCTGTCGGGCGACATCACCGGGAGCGGCACGGCGGCGATCCCGACGACCCTGCCCACGGTCAACAGCAATGTCGGCACGTTTCAGGGGTTGACGGTCAACGCCAAGGGGCAGGTCACCGCCGCTGCGAACCAGGCTTACGCGCCGCTTGCCTCGCCGGCTCTCACCGGCAGCCCAACGGTCAACGGCGCGGCATTTGCGGCCGGGCATCTCCCCGGCACAGCGACCAACGACAGTGCGGCTGCGGGGCAGGTCGGCGAGGTGATCACGGCGATCAGCGGCGCCGTAGCTCTCGCGGCGGGGACGGTGACCAATATCTGCACGCTCACCCTGACGGCGGGTGATTGGGACGTGTCGGGCGAGTTGTGGGGGCTGGGCAGTGCTAACGGCTACCTCCACGGGGCGATCAACACGGTCAGCGCGACGCTGCCGACCGGGCCTAACGGCTCCTCGTCTTACTCATCGATCACCGACGCCGGTCTTGGTGACACCATCATGGCTATTTCGCCATGCGTCATCCTCATCAACGCGCCGATCAGTGTGTATCTCATAGCGCAAAGCGGCGTCGCGCTGACCGGGGTCGGCAAGCTATTCGCGCGGCGGGCGCGCTGACGGCGAATGCCTGAGAGCGCTGACGGCCTGATCCGCCAGATCCTGGCCTATGTCGACCGTCCGTGGCGGGTCGTCGCCATCGTCGTGCTGTTCGTCGTCGGCGGTGCTGGCTGGGCGATCTACGAGCAGCGGCAGGAGATCATCGAAAGTTGGATGACGCCGGATGCCTCGACGCTCAACACCGACGCGGTCCCCGTTGCGCTCGATCGGCTCGTCGAGGAGACGGGCGCGGACCTCGTGCAGGTTTGGGCGGTTGACCTCAGCGCCAACAGCCAGCGGTTTATTGCGGCGCGGCGTAAGGACGGCGAGCGCCCGGTGATCCCCGAGCCTCGGCGGTTGCCGGTGATCGTGCGGGCGACCGATCTGCAAGTGCTCGTCGATGTGATCAACGGACACCCGGCTTGCGCCGACATCACGGTCGCCGCGCCCTCGCCCGTGGTGCACCGGCTTGCCGAGAGGGGGATGAAGCGCGCTTGCGCCGTCCCCGTGCCGCCGAGCCCGGAGGCTTTTGTCGGGGTTATATATTTGACCTGGCTGGATTCGCCGGACCGTAATGCGGAAGAGGTGGCGCTGGTCGCCGCGCGCGAGGTCGCCGGCAAGCTGGTCAGGCGATGATCACTTGCACGACGGCTCCCAGTGGTCCTTTTGCCAGCGGTCGGGGCCGCAGACTTGTATTGCGGGCTGTCGCGTTTTCGCCTCGATTGCCCTTGGTTTTTCGGGTGCGGCCTGCGGCTCGGCTTTGGCTTTCTCGGGTTCCCGTTCGACCATAGCCGGAATAGGGCGGCTTCGGTTCGCCATGGTTCCGACCACACCAATAGCAATCACCACGATGAACAACGAGCACCCTACGAAGGCGGCAACGCTTGGCCCCGTCGATCGCCGTGCTGGCATAGAGGAAGACGCCGCAATGGGTTGTGGATGCCCGCAACCCGGACACGCCTGGGCCTGCCGCGAGACCGCGCGGCTGCAAGCTCGGCATTCGGCCATAGTCCTTCTGGGGCCGATCAAAACGCTACACGGCAAGGCGACGATCAGTAACAAAGCGCCAAAGAGCCACCAGCCCACAAAAAACCGGCCTTTGCTCTGCGCGATAAAAGCAGGTAGCAAGCCCAACAAAAGGGCGAGCATTAAATATTCCAAGGTGCCTCTCCTTGCACAACGCCTTGCGGGTAAGCGCGCGGCAGCCCGTGCAAGGAGACCGGGGGTTCGGGAGCTACCCTAGCCGCGCTCCCTGACAGTTAGCGGCTGGCGGCGGCGCCCGCTTGATAGACCCGGCCAAAAACTTGATAGTTAGCGCGGTCTCCCGACTTTCAGACTGACGGAAATACTATCCGTTCGTCGGGCCGTCATAGCTCGTCCAGTTCGACGATCTGGTAGTTGACTTGCTCGCTGTTCAAGAACTCGTTGTTGAGGCAGTAGTCCACGGCGGCGTCCATGTGCGGAAAGACCGCCATTTGGATATCGTCGTTATGGATAAACATCACCGGGGCTTCACCCGCGTGGGCATGTACCCGATAGAGGATGACGCACTCGGTCATGCGGCACCCCCGCTGCTGCGAGCGGCGCCGGGGGGTTGCCGGGCGGCGGTCATGGCTCGGTCTCGCGGGCGCGGATGCGCGCGGCGATCTCGTCGGCGGTTTCGCATGCATATTCGCGGAGACGATCAATTTGCCTGACAAGGCAGGACTTAAGGCGCGCTCCTGCTATATCAACAGGAGCTTCGTTCAATCGAAATCTCGCGTGTCGAAAATCGCCTCAAAGGGAATTTCCTGCCGAGCGTAGTTCTCGGCGGCACCCTCTAGCCGATCCACGATTGCGATAACCTTCAGAACCTTGCACCCTCGCGCGTGGACAGCGCGGACAGCCTTCATTGATGAGTCGCCTTTGGTGGTTACGTCATCGATAATGATGACGGTCGCCCCATCTTCCATGAAGCCATCGATCAGCTTCTTTGTGCCGTGATTTTTGGCCTCGTCGCGCACAAAGAAGCTCTTAATAGGCCGTTCCGGCCAACTGCATGCGCTAACTGCGGCCACAATCGGAATTGCGCCAGTCTCCAAACCACCAATATAGTCAAAGCGTAGGTCACGGATGCGGTCGAATAGAATCTCTGCGGTAAGAGATATTCCTTCCGGATCGAAAGTTGTTTGTTTCATGTCAAAATAGTAGTTGCTTCGCGCCCCCGAGGCGAGCAGCCACTCTTTCTCTCGCAGCAATGACTGCTTTTTAATAATTTCAAGCAGTCTGCGTTTCTTCGAGACGATTGAACTCTCCGGAATCGTCCGAGTCGCCAGCATGCTGGTGTCCCCCCTCATGTTTCCCCGACCCCTTTGGGCGTCCTGGCCCGCGTTTCTGCGGTATATCGGCCATAACGCTCCGAATTACTGGCAATTAAAAACTAATTATTAAATGCTGAAAACCCTTGCGTGAGCGAGTCAAAATTATGCGACTCTTCGCGCGTGACAAAAAGATAAATTATTAAAGGTCGTTAAGCACGATGACCCAATTTGTCGCAGGAACAATGGGCGGCTGTGGCAAGCTGCGCCGGGGGGTTGCCGGGCGGCGGTCATGGCAGCTCCTTGAAATGCTCCGGCCAGCGCGCCTTGATCTTCGGCAGGATCACTTCGTCGAGAATACGTGACGGTGATCTCAAGCCATAGGCAATGCTTAGCAGCGTGAGATAGGCAAATACGTCGCCAATCTCCTCCTCTAGTTTGTCCTGAAAGTCAGGAATGTTGTCGCCGCGCCATTGCTTTTTGATGAGATTGGCGACCTCTCCAGCCTCGCCGCACATGGCAAGTGCGAGGAAGTGACGATCTTCTTCCGAACCCGGCTTGAAGGTGCCCTCAACCAGCGAGGTGTGGATGGTCCAAAGTGGCTTCCAACTCATGATGTGGCACTCCTGCTGTGGCAAGCGGCGCCGGGGCTTTGCCGGGCGGCGGTCATGGCGCTTTCGGTAAAAGGGCCAACGCCTTTTCCGCGACGCTCAAAATCCGCGGCAACTCATGAGCGCGGCCGCTTTCCGCCAATAGGACGATCATTTCCAGCGCCATGCGCAATGTGTCGACGCTCGGCATCAGTCCAAATAGCTCGCGCTCGTAGTCGCGCATTCGGATTAGCGCGATCTCAATGTCCTCGGTTCGCGTGGTGCGCTCGATGCGCTTTTTTTGTCCATTGGGCAGCTGCACGGTGCCACGCATTTGTAGAATGTTGCCGTGGCGTTTGACGATTTTCAGAGCCATGCCTTTTCTCCCCACACTTTTCCCACAGTTTTTGAAAGAGTTCCGCTCACGTTCACGCTTTTCGGGGCCGTTTTGTTCTGCTCTGAGCGATGCGATGGATGGCATTAAGTGATTGACCGATCTAATAGTTTCTGCCGTTTCCGGGGGTTGCCGCCAGTGTCCTGCGCGGGTATCGACAATTTCAACAAATAAGTTCCGGCGCCCGTTAAGCATTTGATTTCCCCGACTTTCGGCGAAGTCTCCCCACAGCTTCCCCACAGTTTGATGCGGATCGTTTCTTAGTCTCGATTTTCAAGCCGTAGCCGCTCAGTTCGCGATAGAGGCTCGGCCCCGATGGGACGTCCGGGTGCGGAATAGGCTCACCGGCCTTAGCCGCGGCGATGTTGGCCTCGCGTTTCGCGAACCATTCTTCCGCTGCTTTGGTGACGATCTCTTCTACCCAACTTGTTGCGGTCATCGCTTCCTCCCCAGGCCCGCGAGCGCGTGGCGCACGGTGGCCTCGTCGACGGATTGGTAACGGACGCTCGACCGGGGGTCGAGATGGTCCATCACCTCCATGATGGTCCGCAGCCCGTTACCCTCGGCATTCAGCCATCGGCCGACGGTGTGCCGCGCCATGTGCGGGGTGAACCGGACGCCCAGCCGCTTCGCGTAGGGGATGAGCCATTTGTAGATTTCATTGCGCTTGCGCCACGGGAGGAGGTACTCGTCGCGCTCGGCCAGCGGGATCGCGGCCAGCGCCTCGAACACCTCGTCGTGCAGCGGCTTGTTGCGCCACTCCCGCCGCTTCTGGACCCATAGCTCGACAGTCCGGCGCGGCAGGTCGATCTTCTCCCAGCGGACACCGAGTACCTCGGTGACGCGGTTCCCCTGACGGAAAATCCACAACAGGAACAGCCGCTCGTAACTGCCCATCGGCTGCGAGTTGATCAGCGTCTCAGCGACTGCATCCGACACCGACCGCGTCTCGGGCTTCTTCCTGGCGAATTGCGAAATCTTGATCCACTGACACCAGCCGTTCTTGGCGGCGTAGTGGAGGACCGCCGCCGCCGGGATGATCACCGCGTCATTGCGGCTGCTCAGCGTCGTGTGCGAATAGAGTTGGTTGGCGAGGTTGATCACGTCCTGCGCGCCGATGCTGGCCAGCGTCCTCTCGCCGAGCTGCGCCACGAGCTTCTCGATTTTTCGCTGAAGCGGCAGGTTCTGCGCCTGCGGGTCTTTCAGGTTCAGGTACTGCACAGCCGCTTGGCGGAACGTCGTGTTTTCTCCAGATCGAGGGATACGACTGGCCTCGTACTCGGCCCAAAGCTCTCGTTCAGCTTGCTCCGCAGCTTGGCGTAAGACCCGCGCCGGCGTACCGGGGCCGAACTCGGTTGTAATCTCGCGGAGCCTTCCGGCGACTCGCCCTCGGAATATCCAGGTGCGATTTCCCTTACGCTTGCCGGGAGCAATGAGGTTGAGCGACATCGCGTAAACTCCATGACTTGCGAAAATTCTTGCTCCGTCAGCACGTAGGCGCGGCCCGGCCGCATCGGCGCGGAACCGGTCCCGAGCATCCATTCGGCAATGCGTCGTTTTGCGGTGGCGGCAGAGACGCCCATGCGGGCCGCGATTTCCGGAACGGTAATGTGTGCCATTGGACGTATCCGTAAAATTAAACCTAAGTCAACACGATCACCCAGCGGTTATGCCGCGACCCTTTCGCCGAGCGGTTCGAGGACGCCGCCGGCCAGCCAGAATGACGCCCCGAGTTCAGCGGCGGCGAGGTCGGGAAGCTGTTCGCGGCGCGCGACGGTCATCGTCACAAGTGCGGGAATCTCGACCTCGGCGAGCAGCGCGAACAACTGCCCACGGCTCGGCGCGTCGAGGATGTCGGCGCCGTCGAGAATGATGAGGTCCGAGCCGTCGATCTGCGCCATCGCGACCGCCAGAACGGCGCGCACGCGGTATTGCTCCGAGGTCGACAACAGGCTGTATTGGCGAGCCCCGTAACCGATGTTCCCGGCGTCGTCGATCCGGACCGCTTGCCAGCCAGCCGAGCGGCAGAGATTGCCGAGCTGGGCGTCGAACACGTCGATCACCCGAGCCAGCTTCTTCGCCCGCAGACCATCGGCGGCGAGCAGCGAGATCACCAGCTCGTTGCCCTCGACCAGCCGATGCAGCCGGTCGGCCTCGACCTTGCTGCGGTATTCGACGAGCCGCTTCTCGGTCCGCTGGAGCTGCGCCTCGGCGGTCGCGATGTCTGTGCCGGCCTCGGTGGCGCGCGGCCAGTTAGCGATTCGTTCGCGGGCGTGCTCCGAGTCGCTCACGGCTTGTTCTGCGAGGGTCGCTTGCCGGCGCGCTTCCTGAAGGTCGGCGTTCGCGTGGCTGAGCTTGCCGTCTGCCTCGGCGATCGCCATCAGCCGCTTCCCTAGCTCGGCGCTGTCGAGCGCCGCCGCGTCGGGCTTCTCATAGCGGGTCTCGACCAGCGACACCTTGTTGATGACGATCAGCTCGCCGCAGTGAGGACACGGGAACGTGTCCAGCTTGCCAGCGGGGGGCAGCGCGGCGCGCGCCTGCTGCGCCTTTTGAAAGACGGCGGTGTATTCGTCGATCCGCGACAACGCGCGCCCCAGCGCATCCTGGCGGGCCTGATAGAGCTCGGCCTCGTCTTCGAGCCTCCGGTGCTCGTCGGCGGACACCGCCTGCGCGCTCATCGCACGGTCGCGTTCGCGCTGCGCATTGTGGAGGTCGGTCACCAGCTCCGATTCGTCGAGCTCGCCGAGGTCGGGTCGCCACGACGCCGCGACGCGGCTGCCGTAGT